CTCTTCGAGACATCGAAGGGCTTTTTTTCGTGGAGAAGGAGGGAGCGCCAATGTGGCCTTTTGGCCGAGGAAGCGGGAAGCGGGCCCGGGATAAGCCCGGGAAGGGACGGAAGATCCGGAACACGGCAGGCGTGCCGAGGCCGGAGAGACGGATCCCCAGCGGGCTGCGGAGTATCTACCGGCCGCGAGCGGACCGGACGGCGGAAGGCAATGAGGCGATATATGCCGCGGTCAGCAGAATTTCCAATACGGTCGCGAGTATGCCGATGCACCTTTACCGTGGGTACGAGATCCAGAAGGACCACCCGCTGGAGCGGCTGGTGAGCCTGGAACCGCATCCGGCCTACACGGCTTTTGGGTGGAAGCAGACCGTAGAGGTGCTGCGGAACACCGAGGGCAACGCCTACGCGCTGCGGATCCCGAACGGGATCGGGGGCGTGGAGCGGCTGGACATCCTGGACCCGACGAGGGTGCAGCCGAAGATCGACCCCAGGACGGGGGAGAGCTGGTTCGAGATCAGCCCCGAAGAGGGTGGGCTCATGTACGCGCCCGGGTTCATGGTCATTAACCTCAAGCATTTGAGCGGGAACGGGATCCGGGGGATCCGGCCGATCGATGTATTGAGGCGGAGCCTGGACTATGACACCCAGGTGAAGGAGCTGGCGCTGGACCAGCTGGACGGGATCAACCGGGGCATCATGCTGACCGTGCCGCATACCGGACTCAGCCAGGAAGCCAAGGAGGACGTGGTCAACCGCTTTTTGGAGACCTACGAAAAGAGCGGGAAAAGCGTGGTCATCCTGGAAGGCGGGCTGACCGCCACGAATTTCAGCACGCCGCCGGTGGACGCGCAGCTGCTGGATGTGGAGCGGATCACCCGGAACCGGGTGGCGACGGTCTACAACCTGCCGCCGCACCTTTTGGGGGATTACACGGATACCAGCTTTTCCACGGCTGAGCAGCAGATGCAGGAGTTTTTGCAGCTGACGATCACGCCGATCGTGCAGCAGTGGGAAGAAGAATTTAATCGGAAGCTGCTGAGCGAGGATGAATACCGGGCCGGGTACCGGTTCCGGTTCGACACGGACAGCCTGACCAGGGCAGACGTGGCGACCACCGCCAACCGAAACCAGATGGCTATCCGCGGGGGCTGGATGAAGCCCAACGAGGTGCGGGAGAGCCAGGGCCTGCCGCCGGATCCGCTGGGCGATCAGCTGATGAGCAGCCGGGACCTGATCCCGCTGCGGATTGCGGTGGAGCATCCGGAGCAGCTGCTGGGCGGCGCGGCCGCACCGACACCCGCCGGGGGCGGGAACGAAAACGGCGGGGAAGGAGGAAACCGAAGAACATGAAATTCTGGAATTTCTACCAGGAAGAGCCGGAAGAGACCGAAGAGACCGAGGAAACCGAGGAGACGGAGCGGCCCGGAGAGCCGGAGACGGAGGACATCCGGCCGGTGGACGTGATCGACATCAGCGGGGAGATCATCGCCGGGGAGGACTGGGCGCGGATCGGCGGGGCCTGCTACGCGACGGAGTTCCGGCGGGCGCTGGACGGCGTCGGGGACGTTACCGTGCGGATCAACAGCCCGGGCGGGGATGTGCTGGCGGGCGCGGAGATCTACAGCGCGCTGCGGGAGCACAGCCTCAACGGAAAAGGCCGGGTGCGGGTCGAGGTCATGGCCCTGGCGGCCAGCGCGGCCAGCGTCATCGCGATGGCCGGGGACACGGTATGGATGTATCCGACCGCGTACATGATGATCCACAACCCGTGGACGGGGGCCGTCGGGGACGCGCGGGAGATGCGCAAGGCGGCGAAGACCCTGGACGAGATCGCCCGGGGGCTGATTAACGCCTACAAGATCAAGACCGGCAAGACCGAGGACCAGCTGAAGAAGATGCTGGACGCGGAGACCTGGATGAGCGCGGGCACATGCGTCATGGAGGGCTTCGCAGATGGTGTTATCGGAGGCGAGCGGAAGGCTGCCGCCATGGCCGGAGGCGCCGGGGACGCGCGGGTCATGATGGCGGCCAGGAGCCACGGGATAAAGGACCTGATGGCCTACATCCGGGCAGAAGAGACCGAGGAGCCAGAGGAAACCAAAAAGGAGCCCACCGATCCGGAGGAGACGGAGGAAGAAACCGAGGCCGAGGAGACCGAGGAAGAGCCCACCGATCCGGACGAGGAGCCCACTGATCCGGAAGAGGACGAGCCGGAAGCCGAGGAGACCGAGGAAGACCCGGACGAAGAGACCGATCCGGATGATCCGGAAGAGACGGAAGCCGAGGAGACGGACGAGGACCCGGAGGAAGAGCCCACTGATCCGGACGAGGAAGAGCCGGAGACGGAGGAAACCGAGCCGGACGCCAGGGCGGAAGAGGATCCGGAGGAAGACCCGGACGAGGAAACGGATCCGGATGATCCGGATGAGGACGAGCCGGAAGCCGAGGAGACCGAGGAAGACCCGGATGAGGAAACCGATCCGGATGATCCGGAAGAGACGGAGGCCGAGGAGACGGAAGAGGATCCGGAGGAAGAGCCGGATGAGGACGATCCGGAGGAAGAGCCCGAGCAGACGGACGCGGAGGACATGGCGCGGATGGATGCGCGGGCGGCGCTGATGGACGAGATCCTGGCCGTCCGGATCCTGATGGGCCAGGAGATGTGAGGAGGGACAGGATGACACTGAAGGAACGGATGGACGCCATCACGTACCAGGGGCGGAAGCTGACGGCCATGGTCAACAGGGCCGCGAAGCTGGGCTCCGGGGCCACGACGGAGCAGCTGAGGCAGGCCCAGCGGGAGATCGGAGACGCGCGGGCCAAGCTGGAGAACATGAAGGCGGAATACGAGACCGCCAAGAGAGAAAGGGAGGAAAACATCATGGAAAAGAACACCACCAAGGCGCTGAACGTGCTGCAGAGCAAGAGCAAGCAGATCCGGAGCACCAACGAGTATGTACAGGCTTTCTGCTACGCCGTGAAGCACGGCCTGAACCGGAAGAACGCCTGGGGCAATGAGAAGGCGAAGATCCTGTACGACGCGCTGACAGAGACCGGCGGCACCACCCCCGGCGAGGACGGCGGCTTCCTGGTGCCGATCGACATCGACAACACCATTAACGAGCTGCGCCGGGCGCTGAATCCCCTGGCGGACCTGTTCACCCAGGAGACCGTGAGCGCGCCCACCGGCTGGCGCGTGAAGGACACGGCGCCCACCACCGGCATGAGCCTGGTGGCCGAGATGGGCACCATCGCGACCAACGACCAGCCCGCCTTCGCGAAGGTGCCCTACAGCGTGAACAAGTACGCGCTGATCGTGCCCGTGAGCAACGAGCTGATCGCGGACGAGGCGGCCAACCTGATGGCCTACCTGTCCAAGTGGTTCGCGAAGAAGCTGGTCATCACCGAAAACAGCCTGCTGATCGACAAGCTGGACGACCTGACCGCGGCCGCCCTGAAGCCCGTCAAAACCGGCGCCACCGAGCTGGACGGCATCAAGACCGTGCTCAACGTCACGCTGGATCCGGCCATCAGCGTGGGCGCCCACATCCTGACCAACCAGAGCGGTTTCGATGCGCTGGATCAGATCAAGGACGACCAGGGCCTGTACATCCTGCAGCCCAATCCCATCAACCCCACCGAGTACCGGATGTTCGGCCGGCCGGTCCACGTGGTGAGCAACGCGGTGCTGCCCAGCACCACCGGCGCCACGCCGACCGCGGACGTCTACATCGGCGACTTCAGCCAGTACGCGACGCTGTTCCGGCGCGAGGGCTTCGAGGTGGCCTCCACCGACATCGGCGGCAGCGCCTGGCGGACGGATTCCACCGAGGTCCGCGGCATCGCGCGGCTGGGCGCCAGCCTGTTTGACGACGAGGCCGTCGTGCGGCGCACCATCACCCTGTAATCCAGCCTTTTCGCGGAGGGAAACCAGAAGGGCCGGCGTCCTGACACGGGCGCCGGCCCTGAAACGTGAAAGGGGCGGATGGACATGAGAGCTTACCAGATCGAGGAGAAGCTGGATCGGCTGGAGATGGCCGTGGAGGCGCTGCGGAACGAGGTCGAGGGCATCAAGAGCGACATCCGGAAGCGGCACGAAGCGGACGGCCAGGCGGAAGCGGCCGGGGAAGCGCCCAAAAAGCGGACCCGGAAGAAGGCCGAAGGATAAAAACGGCATAGAGAACGAAAGGGGGCGGCCGGATGGCTGTGAGTATTGAAGGGCTGCGGCGGTTCGCGGGCGCGGATCCGGAGGAGGACGACAGCGTGCTGACCGCGTGCCTGGAGGCCGCCATGGAGTGGTACGCGGGGGCCGGGGTGCCCCAGGATACCACGGGGGCGCTGTATGACTTCTACGTGCAAAACCTGGCGGCGTATTTCTACGACAGCCGGGGGACGGCGGAGCCCGGCGCCCATATCCCGGATGAATTTATCAGCAGCGTGCACATGCTGCGGGCTGCGGGGAGGTGACAGCGGTGGCGCGGACGATGAAAGCGGGAGACCTGCGGCAGATCGTGACACTGCTGC